ACTGAATCCGAAGTCCATTAAAGTTTCCGACACTCAGCTGCAAATACTTGAGGCAGGCTACAAAAAGACACAGGGCAACCTAAGCAATCTTACTCTGACAACGGCGGTATCATCACAAACGAGTTTTATCAATACTTGCAGTCTTGCCGAATTAAAAGCATCAAGCGGTGCGTTTACTCCGCAACAGGCAATTGCTGATGCAATTAAACAGGTAGCTCAAGACGGAGCGTTTGTTATATATCCGTCAGGACACCGTGACAGGCTTGATGTAGCGGTTCGCCGCAATGTTATGACGGGCATAGGTCAGACCACAGGACAAATTTGCCTTGCCAACGCTCGTGAGCTTGGCTGTGACCTTATGGAGATTACCGCCCACGCAGGAGCAAGACCGAGTCATTCATATTGGCAAGGTCAGGTTGTAAGTTTGAGCGGCAGAAAGGGTTACCTTTCCCTGTCTGACATCGGCTACGGCTCAGGCGACGGCTTTAAGGGGTGGAACTGCCGGCACGACTGGTATCCGTACTTTGAGGGCAGTACACGGATGTATGACGAAGAAAAGCTAAAGCAGATGGACGCTAAAAACATTCAGTACCCCGATGGCTCAATGCACACGCTGTATGAGGCGGAGCAGAAGCAACGAGCGTATGAGAGAAAAATCAGAGAGTCAAAACGCATACTTGCCGCTTATGACGAAAGCATTAAAAATGCCGATGACGAAGCAATAAAAAAGGCTTATCAGAACATTTTTAATAAAGAATCCGTAAAGCTGAAAAATCGTGAAGCTGAGCTTAACAATTTCTGCGATAAGACTGGCTTGCTCAAGCGTAATGACAGAGTACAAAAGTATGGTTTTGGCAGGAGTACGGCTCAAAAGGCGGTGCAGGCTAATAAAAAAGCTGTTGCAAAATCAAAAAATAATAGTATAATTAAATTACAGATTAATTATTTCTCTCCATCCGATCCATTATATGTAGAAGCTTTTAGTATGGAGGAAGAGGAAGGATTTGTTAATATATGTATGCATGGCTCACCGCAAAGCGTACAAAGACTAATTGACGGTGTTCCAACAAATTTTACCGCTTCCGAATTCGCAGAACTTTTAAAGAATAATAAAAAATACAATGGAGAGGATTTAAAACTTTTGTCTTGTTCTACAGGAAAAGGAGACAATTCCTTTGCTCAACAGTTGTCTAAAGAACTTGGTATAAGGGTAAAAGCACCTGATGATGATGTTTACTATGCGGTAGAGGAAGGCGTTGCCTTTGTCGGTGCAAGTTATGGTAACACAGGTAAATGGAGAATATTTGAAAATGGAGTTGAGATTTTTGAATAGAATATATTTAGGCTTTTTTGCTGAAAATGGTTTATCAATGGCTAATAATGGTAGTATTAATCAATTCATTGTTTCAAAGGTCGATTATGATAAGGAAAAAATAGTGAATTATCTTCAAAACGGCAAAAAAGAATCTATTTGCCCTAAAAACACATATGATATAATCAGTGGAAAAATGATTGCAACATTTTTTTATGTATTAACTGATGGTGAGTATGTTTGGAAAAGTGATTTACCATATTATGTTGATAAATATAATATAGAACTTCCAAAAAACTTTATTGAAAAAGTTACCAGTTAATCTGTTTGTATTGCTTTTTATTTTAAAAGCTAAAGAGTTACACCACTAATCAATTAAAATGCAAATTAAACGAATTTAAACGGGTATTAAAGGGGTATTTGATATACTCCTTTTACTTTTGCCCACAATTATATATTTTCAGTTTATAAGCTCCCGATTTTCGGGGGCTTTTAATATTGCTAATAATTTGAAAGGAGCAAAGAAATGGACTTAATGGAAATTTTAAAAGCCTTGTTTGGTGATGAGGCTTTGACATTTGAGCAGTTTGCCGAAAAGGTAAACAATGCGGCAGATGTCAAGCTCGGTAACCTTGCAGGCGGTCAGTACATTGAAAAAGAAAAGTATGACGATGTGTCAAAGCAGCTCGAAACCGCAAACGCTAATCTTGAGGGTTATGACCCTGATTGGCAGACAAAGCTTGCACAGGCACAGGCAGACGGTGAGAAAAAGCTCAATGACTATAAGTTTGAGCAGGCTGTTGAAAATGCTATCAACAACGCAGGTGCTGCGGATTTGGTATCTGTAAAGGCTAATCTTGATATGTCGAAGATTGCACAGGGCGAAGACGGCAAAATCACAGGTCTTGACGAACAGCTTGCTGAACTCAAACAGTCAAAGCCGTTTTTGTTTAAAACAGCAGAAGAACCCAAGAGGAAACTTGACCTCGGCGGACCTACAGGCGGAGCAAAAGCAAAGTCAGGCTCTAACATCAAGTCTGCCGTTGAAGATTTTTACAAGAAATAAGGAGGAAAACATATGCCTATTACATTAGCAGAAGCAAGTGTCGGCAGAGCCGACAAGGTCACACAGGAAGTTATCGACACTCTCCGCAGAGGTTCTCTCTTTATGGATGAACTCACATTTGATGATGCCGTATCTCCGGGTGTCGGCGGTTCAACAATGACATACGGTTATTTACAGTTACAGACACCGTCAACCGCTGCCGGCAGAGCGATTAACAGCGAGTACGCACCTAACGAGGCAAAGAAAGTCAAGAAAACCGTTGACCTTAAAATCTTCGGCGGCGCAGCTGAGGTTGACCGTGTTATTCAGGAGGCTACCACAGACGAAATTGCTTTTCAGCTTGATCAGAAGACAAAGGCTACTAAAAACTATTTCCAGTACACCTGCATTAACGGCTCAAAGACTGATAAGTCAACAGATTTTGACGGTCTGACTACTCTTCTCAAGGGAATGAGCACCGAGTACAATGCAGGCTCTGATAAAAAGGTAATCGACCTTTCAACCTCGGCACTCATTACAAGTAATTATCAGTCAATGATTGATATGCTCAACGAGTTTCTCTCCGGCATTGACGGCAAGCCGACAATGTTCCTCGGCAACAGCAAGATTATTGCAAAGCTCAAGAGCGTAGCTCAGAGGGCAGGCTATCTTACACAGTCGGAGGATGCATTTGGCAAAGCTGTAAGAGGCTATGATGATATTCTTTTTTATGATATGGGCAACTACTTCAACGGCAGTGCCACTGTTCCTTGCGTGCCTATCTATGAAGCAGGCGCATCATCAGCGAAGGTAACAGGTCTTACAGATCTTTACGCTGTACAGCTTGGTTTTGATGCTTTCCATGGTGTTTCCCTCAGCGGCTCATCAATCATTAAAACATATTTGCCTGACCTCAATGCACCGGGTGCGGTGAAAAAAGCGGAGGTAGAAATGGTTGCCGCTGTTGCACTTAAGAACACAACTAAGTGCGGTGTGTTCCGTAATATTAAGGTGTCCTGATATGTTTGCAAATTATTCTTATTATACAGATTCTTGGGCAGGTACTTTGATACCTGCTCAGGAGTTTAACAGCTATGCACGCAAGGCTGAACGCTTAATTAACTATATTGTCAGCGGTGGAGTAAAAGAGGTTACTGAGCCTGTAAAAAATGCTGTCTGCGCCGCTGCCGAGGCGGCATATGAGCTCCGCAAAAGCGTTGAGAACATTCCGCAGGGTATTAAGTCAGAGAATACGGACGGTTACAGCGTAACATACAAGGACTATAACCCTGACGAACTTACAGACATGGAAAGAAGAGCAATGTTTAATGCGATCAGACAAGAACTGTATAATACAGGCTTACTGTATCAGGGGGTGCGTTGATGTTTACAAATCATACAACTGTTACGCTTTTTTGCAGTAAAACTTTAGGGCGTGAAAAGCTGTGGAGCAAGCATATATTGGCTGATGTTAATTTTCATGGTGCAGACCAGTTCCTTATATCTGACAAAGAGGTCAAGCGTAGTGATGAGTACATTATTCGTGTGCCGCACTCGGCTCTTGAAAAGTATGTTGACAAGGCAATGCCAGCTGATGAGGCTTATAACTGCTTTACGCTCAAAAAAGGTGACTATATCGTCAAAGGCGAGGTTGACTGCGATATATCAAATTCTGCTGACTTGATTAAGAATTATGATGCACTTGAGATTGTATCAGTAACTGAAAATCTCAATGCTTCTAACTATTCAAAGCATATTAAATTGGTGGTTAAATGATTATTAAACTGCTTTTTAACACAACTGAAACAATGCTTAAAGACCGAGGCTTGCAGGCTGAGGGCAAGGTACAGAAAATTGTTGACA